ATTCGCTTGCCGTTGCCAGTACCCCACTCCCATTAAGTTTTAGTCGGGTTTTTATATTTACCGAGTTACCCGATAACTCTAAATCTGTTGCCGTTCCATCTCCATCATAAAGCGTTCTCCCGGAGCTTATATCAATCCCGGTGGAATCTCCTACATGGATTAACTGTTTATATCCTTCTGCGATTGCGATATTTGATAAATCTGTTCTACTTGCCATTCATTTTTCTCATTTAGTGAGTTTGGGGAATCCAAATTAGATAAATTTATCTAATGTTGAACCCCCCTTGCTCGAATTCAACCTAAAAACTCGGTATTTTTACCGGATTATGAGGCGTTAGTGAATTTGTATCCACGACTCGCGTGAATCATTTTCAATCCGTAAACCGCATCGAAAACTGCTTTTGTTGCCAAGTGGTCAATGTCATATTGAGCCTGTGACCTGACGGATTGCTGAAAAGCAACCGCACAAGCGGACTTGTGAAAAATTGCTCCACTTACCGCAGTTCCACCGCTACCCATAGCATTGGACATTTCTACGGGCAAGCCATAAATTTCCCCAAGCCTTCCGGAACCAATCGCTGAACCATTACCGCGAGAATCGTATCGAACGAATTTTGCGTTGTTCAAAAGGTCTGCATACAAAGTTGGATTAACCATGAACACCAAGTTCCCGTCTCTGTAATCGAGGTCAGCTTCACCCAATGAGGCTAAAGCCGATTCGATTTCACCATCGGTCAAAGTGTCGTCTGTTCCAAGCGTTGCACCGGAAGTCAATCCGGCGGTTATTGTTGACGCAATATCTGAATCGATTTCTTTCGCCAATGCGTACCCAAGTGCTTCCGCATATTTGCCCATGAGCGAACCGTCGGCCTGTATGAGGGCAATATCCTCAAACATCTTGCTTGCATATTTGTGTTTATCAATAACCAAAGTCACCTTTGATTCTGTTTTTGCATCGTATTCGACGGCGGTGTTTTCCGCTTTAGTTTGAACCGATACTTCACTAATTGACGGGACATGAATCCGGTCGCCTTTATCACTCACCATCGATGAATAATCATCAACAAGCGGACGCCATCTCAATGCCCTATTTAAATAGCCGAATACTGCTTGTCCCCACACTTCGGGAATAAACACATCGACTTCAGTTAGCCCGGTGTTACCCGCGCCTACACTTCCATAAGCCATTTGTTATTTTCTCCTAAAACTTTTGAGGTAAGATTGCCAAATTGCCGGGTCGGATTTTTCTTCCGGAGACATTTCGTGAAACGCTTTAGGCGGATTCATAGATGTCCCCCCTCGGGCTTTGTCAACCCCTACCTTTTTGTTTAATAATTCTTGTCTTTCGGACGCCATGTCTCGTAATACGAGCAAATCCACGTCCGCATAAATATCACGTTTTTCTTCCGGGAATGCTTCCAACAAACGTTTTCGTTCATCATTGACATAACTGCTCAACGATTCAACGCGTTTATTCAAGTCAGCATTGGTTCCTTTTAGATTCGCAATCACATCATCTTTTTTACCTTCTGAAATCAATTTGGCTTCTTCCATGTTAGACACTTTCTGAGCCAAAGAATCATAATCAGATTTAATAGATTTGTAATTGTCATTTACTTCCTTAAAACGTGCGTAAGGAACTTCATTTTTAACGTCTTCTGTGACTGATTGAGTTGTGACGGACTCGTCCGGTGTTTCCACTTTTACGTCGGTTTGACTTTCTTTCATTTTTACCTCTTGTTTGAGTTAATTAAACGGGAAGCTTCATCGGTGCTTGTTGCGTCCCTGTTATCACAAGGGAACATTTACAATGCGAGCCACATACCGAAAATCCGGATTGAGGCACTCCTATGGTTTCCCATTCATTCCACGTTGCTATTCGTCCGGACCGACTTTTGCAGTCAGGACAAATCTTGTTTCCGGCGGTTTGCCAAACGTATTCTTTAACACCGGATTCACTCATTGCTGAGATTGAACCGATGTTTGACATTCGACCTACTGCGAAATCTCCCGTGGCTCGAAATTGTGTCCTTAACGAGCCAAAAATTCTTCCACCTTTTTCTAAATCTTCCATCAATACTTGTCGAATCGCGTCATCCGTCGCGCCTGACGTCCTCATGGTTCCGATTAATGTTTCCAAATCAATCGCGGTCTTTTGAACCGCGCCGTTTATTTTTAGATTGACAATCATAGTCGCTGAGTCAATTTCTTGCGTCACATCAATAATTTCAATTGTATCTTCAACGGGCATCAATCAATCTCCGGATGGTCGCTTGGATATTCTTAACGATTTGTCGTTCTGCGGTTCTTGAAACCCCAAACCATCTCCGAGTCGGTGGGCGTCCCTCAATTGATGGTTCTTGATGGTGGAAACCGTAAGGGGCTTTTTTCATCGGTGCGGATATTTGAGCCAATTGACTTGATGCAGTCGCCTTCTTTTTCAAATAAGGACCGGTTCCCGGCGCATTAAAAACACCGGTCATTTGACTCGTCCCCACTAATGGTTTCCCCGGGTCAGGCATACCACGTCTTGCTTTATCTTTGATTGTAGCGGGTTTCAATGGAACAAAAGCTTGCTCATGAATGTCTTGTGATTGTGCTACCCCTTCTTTCATATCTTTGATTACAATATGAGCCGAATCATTTAATTCATTCGCAAGGTCAACGGTCAACCCGCGATTAATCATGTAGCTTAATTTTTTCCTTAATAATTTCGCATCAACTGAGATTGAACTATTATTTGGCATATTTCACCATTTGTTTGCCATGTTTTCGACCGATTTTATAAGCCTTTTTAAAATTAGGTTGTTGTGTTTTCATCCACTCATTGCCGAGTAATCGCATATATTCAACCGGGTTGGTCAATAGTGAATCCAAATCAATGGCGTTTAAGACGTTATTTGCGCTATTCACGACCGTTTCTGCGATTGAGTGGCGACCATTATGGAACTCCCGGATAAACGACGGTATTTCGGCGTTTTTCATATAATAGAATTCTTCAATGTGAACCCGGGTTGCGCGTTTTCTGTTTCATTTTGATTTGGAATTCCTTCGTTTTCCGCTTGCTCAATTATCCCATCAATTAATTCGTCTTCGGCATCAGGATTCTTTGCCCTATACCAATCCTTTTTGCTTGATAATCCATTCGCCCATTCCCATTCCCATTGGTCCCGTTCTTCTTGTGCCGTTAATGGGAATCGAGGTTCTGAGAAATCAACCGAATATTCTTCATCTAACGTCACCCCGGTTTCGTATTCAATCACCGCACGGTCAACTTTATATCTATCATTTTCAACGGGACGCCATATCATTTGAGCATCTAACATGACCGATTCAGTCAAATCTAATTCTGACATTTTTAAAGCTTCACCGGACATCATTGATTCCTTAGATATAGACCACTTAGTTTTTAAATCATGATTATACGCAACCGAATCCACCAAAAACCTCATGGCTTCGATGTATTTAGTGAGGTCGCCACCGGGCGCAACAAAAGAAAAATCGGCTCCTTCCGGCAACACAAGGGGTTTATCGACTCCCAATTTTAGTCGTGATGCTTCATCTATGGATTTCAATACCGGTTGTCCAAGCATTTGCAATCGCATTGCCAAAGACATTTCAGTTAACATTATATTGATTGACCGATTCATACTTACGATGTCCGAACAACCTTCCCGAAACCAATCGGTCGTCAAGACTTTCCTATGTGCGTAAACAATAGGACAAATCTGATAAGGATTGACGCGTTCGGGGTTTTCCGGATTATCTACAATTTGTCCTTTGCCATTTATTAAAAAGTGTTGTTCATCACTCCAAAAAGCAAACATTTGGTCATGCTTATCCACGTTGTTTGAATAATTGTATAATGGATATATACAAGCAACCGGGTCTTCTTCCATTGGGAGAAATATTGGATAAAATTCTGTTAAAGGAACATAATCAACTTTTTGAGATATTTCATCCCAACGGACCCGGAGAGACATGGAGCCAAGCAGATACGTCATGCGTTCAAATTGGAGCATCGATGAATCAAGGTCGTCCAAATAATCGAAGTATCTTTCGTCCGCATTACGAATAGGGGCGGTTTTATAAACTTGCGCTCGGGCGTTTATTAATTTAGGGGTTATGGCTTCGGTAATAATGGGAGCTTGTCTCAATGATTCGGAATCAAAATATTCCCTAATATCAAATTCCATTTCACTTGTCACAGATTCATAATAGTTCATCATTGAATATCGTTCTTTGGTGCGTTTGTTTTCAACCGCGTCAAGGAGCCTTTTTATCCCACTCATGACGGCTTGGTCTGATAAGTCTTGTATTATCATAATATTACCATTGCACCGAATACGCCCGATTCAAAGTGACACTCCATTGCATTTCTAAACCATAACTGCAAGCGTCCAGAAAATGAGTACGTTCCATATCCGCTTTATCTATTCCGCCGGTCTTGGGGTCGCGAATACATTGCTCCAAGTCCTTTATTAATTCTTTACATTTAGGGTCAACTGTCATTGTAATATTTCCTTCGGAGTCTTTCAATTTTCGATTTAATGATGCCAACCTATCCCGGTGGCTTGGGTGTTTTTTTCGCGCTTTAACAACAAAGCCGTAATCCCGAAGTATTGCATGGTCTGATTTTGAACT